CTTTGAATCAGCAGGAACAATTACATTCGCAGCAGTATAAGACTATGGCTTGGGAACAAGTAAAAGTTAAAGGCGAAAAAAATACTGTTACAGGTATGATGCAAGGCGATCAATTAGATATGCCCAATGTATTAATCGGTAAGAGTATTAAGGTTAATGGTAAGGACATCTCAATCAAATCCTATGTGGTTGACGAAAGAGATGATATGTTAAAAATCACGCTTGCAATGGCAAGCCCAACAAAGGAGAAGTCAGATGACAAACCCACTCAAGGGTCAGATTGAAGTAACATTAGGTTCTGAAACCTATAAGTGCCGATTAACCATAGACAGCTTAGTCAAGATTGAGGATGAACTGGACACAGGGATTCTTGAACTTGCACAGAACATTGCACAAGCCAAAGTTCGCATAAGAACATTATTAGTCGTATTGCGCTACGCCCTTAGAGGTGGCGGTAATGACTTTGATGAAAAGAAAGTAGGGCAAATAATATCTGATGTAGGTATTGTTACGGCTTCTACAGAGGTAGCCAAACTCTTGGTATCTACCTTAAACGACAATGACTCAGACGAGGAAGATAAAAAAAAAGCAATAGAGTAGATGAACACACGCCACCTATCAATTGGGGAGACTACTACATGATATGTGTTGGCATGATGAACATGAGACCTATGGACTTTTGGGATTTATCACCTAGAGAAATGTACCTAGCCATAAGTGGATTTAAAAAGTTTCATGCAGCAGAGCAAGAAAAACCTATGGATAGAGCAGAACTAGATGACCTTATGGAGTTATACCCTGACTAATGAATGAGATAGACAAGCTAATAGTCAAGATAGAAGCTGATACAAAGCAACTAAAATCTGAACTAGATAAAATACAAGGCAAAATAAGAGTTACAGGTGCAGCAGGCGGTGCTGCATTTGCAGGACTTGGCGTAGCTCTTAAAAACTTAAAAGGTCCAGCTTTAGTTGCAGGTGCAGGCATAGCAGCTATTGGCGCATCTTTAATACCAATTGCTAGGGTTGGTTCAGAATTTGAAGATTTAAAAGATTCATTAGATGTAGTATTTGGTAGCATGGAAGCAGGTAGCGCTGCAATGGATAAAGTTTTTCAGTTTGCACAAACCACACCATTTCAAATAGAAGATGCTACTAAAGCATTTATATCTTTAAAATCAGCAGGCATAGAGCCAAGCATGGATATGCTACAAACTTTTGCAGATACAGCTTCTACATCAATAGATCAGTTAGGGGCTTTTGAAGCCCTTATAAGAATAGTGCAACGATCTGCTGCAGGTGGCATGGGTCTTGAAGAAATAAATCAATTAGATGATAGGGGCATACCTGCTACAAAAATTCTTACAGAAGCATTAGGCAAAAGCAGAGAGGAATTATCAGAATTTGGTAAAACTGCGGAAGGTGCTGCAGCAATGGTTAAAATTTTAACAGATGGTTTGCAAACAAGATTTGGTGGCGCAATGGAAAGTAAAATGGATAATCTTTCCACTAAAACATCAAACATGGTTATTGCCTTTAAACAATTGGCTGATGAGGTTTTTAAAAGTGGGTTAGGAGAATTCCTTAAAAATATGGCAGACAACCTTACATCTGCAGCTAATGCTATAGGAAGAATGGTAAGAAGTGTTGGTGGCAGACAAACAGTTGTAGATATAACAGGTGAAACAGACCCAGAAAAACAAAAAACAAAATTGCAAGAGATGATTGCTGAGCAAAGAGCAATATTTAAAGAAGCAAGCGCAAGTGTTGCAGAAGGTTTTGGCGGTCAAGTTATAGCAGATCAAAGAAAATCTTTTAACTTAATGAATCAATATTTAGGTCTTTTTACAGAACTAAATACAAAAGCAGAGGATTTAGGTAAGAAAAAAATACCGCCATTAGATCAAGCTGCAATTGAGTTTATGTCTGAGTTTAATAAGTTGTTAGATGATAGTATTCCTGAAATAGATAAAATTAATGAAAAACTTGTAGAGGTAGAGGGTCTTAGGGGGAAAATAGGTGAAGATGGAACTTTGTTAGCTACAGATGAAGAAATAGAAAGGGTTAAGACACACCTTAAAACATTAAGAGATGAATTAGATGAAACAGCATCATTTAGTGAAGAAATGCAACAAACAATAATCAACGCATCAAATGCTTTCACAACTGATTTTGTAAACTCATTAATGGATGGCGAAAACGCATTACAAAGTTTTAAAGACTTTTCTAAAAATATAGTTAGTCAAATTATCGCAATATATTTACAGATGGCTGTAGTAAACAAAATACTTAATACTGTATTTAGTCTTACTGGTGCTAATGCCTTACCGACAATAGGCGGTTTAGCAGGTGGCGGTAATGTATCAGCAAATACACCAGTTATGGTGGGTGAGCGTGGTCCTGAATTATTTGTACCTCATAGCAGTGGCAAGGTAATGAACAATATGAATACAAAAAATGCTATGGGTGGCACGCCTATAATAGTCAATCAGTCTGTAAATTTTGCTACAGGTGTTGTTCCTACAGTAAGAGCAGAGGTAACAAAAATGATGCCACAGATAGCAGATGTAACTAAGGGTGCTGTAGCTGAAGCTGCAATGCGTGGTGGTAATTTTAGGAGAGCATTACAAGGTGGCTAAATTAATATCAATGCCTGCAAGTCCTAACTTCGTAAGAAGCAACTGGTCGCTTGTAAGAACGGTAGGTACTACAGTAAGTCCTTTTACTGGCAAAACAAAAACACAAGAGTTTGATGGTGTGTACTGGACAGCAGAGGTTTCTTTACCTCCAATGCGTAGATCGCAAGCAGTTGAATGGCAGTCTTTTCTTTTAGAATTAAACGGCACAGTCAATCACTTTAAATTTGCTGACCCTGATGCTCTTACAAACACAGGAACATACAGCACAGGACACCTCACATCTGAACTAAGAACAAATAGCAGTTCAGTAACGCTTTCTTTTAGTGGCTCAACCATAACTGCAGGTGCTTCTACTTTTGGAAGTGCAAAAGTTGGTGATTTTATAGTTGTTACTGGTGCAACCAATGAAGATAACAATGGTACACATAAAATAACTACAGTAACAAGTGCAACAGTAGTCGTAACAACAAGTACATTCACAACAGAATCAAACACAGCAAGTTGTAAGGTCAGAACCAATGTCAAGGGTGCAACAGGATTATCGCTTCTCGCTTCCACAAACGCTGCTAGTGGCACTATTAAGAAAGGAGACTACTTACAGATACAATCGGCTGCAAACACCACAGCAACGCCCACACAAATAGTAATGGTTACGGAAGATGCAACGGCTACGGCTGACGGTGCGAAAGATTTTTATGGTGTAGCCATACAACCCAAGCTTAGATCAGACTTAGCAACAGGACATTACGCAGTATTCACAAATCCAAAAGGAACATTTAGGCTCATATCTAATGAGGTAAGTTGGTCAGCAGACCGTATATCCAACTACGGCATTAGTTTTTCTTGTATTGAGGTAATTTAATGGCAACTAGGCAGGGTTTAGATAGTTCTATCGTAAATCGTCTAGGTGCAGACGAACAAGCCTTATTCTTTGCAGTCAAAGCAGAGTTTGATACAGATGATATTTTAGTTTGGTCAGGCACAGATGATCTTGTAATAGGCTCTGATACATATACTGGCGCAGGCACATTACTTAATGTAAGCAACTCAGAAGATAATTTAGAATTAAAATCTAATGGTTTGGTTATTTCTTTATCAGGAATGGACAGTACAGTGGTTACATATGCTTTAACTGAAAACTATCAAAATAGACCAATAACATTGTTTTTAGGCTATGTTATGGGTGGCACTAATGAAGTAGCAGGAAAACTTACATTGTTTAAAGGAAGAATGGCTAGCCTTGTTGTAAATGATACCCCTGAAGGCTCTACAGTGACTATAGATGCAGAAAATAGATTAGTTGACCTAGATAGACCATCAAACCTTAGATACACAAAAGAATCACAAAACTTTTTGCATTCAGGTGATACAGGATTTAATCGTGTTGCATCTTTACAGGACAAACAAATAAACTGGGGCAAAACATCTAGTAGCGGTGGCGGTGGTGGATCAATTGGAGAAGATGAATACAACCAAAGTTATAGAAATCAAAGAAGATGAAAAAACGACCTAATTGGGAACCTATGTTTCACGACTTTGTAAAACATAATAATTATCCTTTTGTATGGGGGCGAAACGATTGTTGCAAGTTTAGCAATGCTGTTATTAAACAAATTACAGGTGAAGATTTAATTCCTAAAAAATTAGATTGGCATGACGAAGAAAGCGCCATGAAAGCTATAGCATCTTATGGTGGTGATTTAGAAACTAGCATAGAGAAAGCCTGCAACGCAAAAGGCGTAGGTGAGATTGATAAAGCCTTTATGACTTGTGGTGACTTAGTTCTCTATTCACAAAATCAAGGCACATATTTAGTAGGTATGTGTAATGGTTTTGGAATACTAACACCTACAGATGATGGAATAAATGTAGTTGACAATGATCTTGCCTATAGAGTTTGGAGATTTGATTAATGGCTAAATCTATAAAAGCTGCAATAGTAGCAACCTTTGTTGTCATAACTGGCGGTGCAGCACTTGCATATTTTGGCACTGGTGTTGCAGCAGGTTCGCTTGCATATTCTTTTGCATTTTCAACACTTGCTTATGGCACAGCTACATTTGTAGGAGTTTTGGCTGCAAGTGTAATAGGAGAGATGACAACAAGGGGCATTAATGCTTCTGCAGGAAATTTTGGAAATAAATTTGCTACAAGAGCACCGTTAGCACCAAGACAAATAATTTATGGTGAGTGTCGTGTTGGTGGAACTATGGTTCATATAGAAACCAGTGGAACTGATAATTATTTATTGCACATGGTTGTTGCAATAGCAGGTCACGAAATAGAAAGCCTAGAAACTCTTAGAATTAACGACATAAATGCCACTACAACAACAAGCACAGTTAACGGCTCAACTGTTTACACAGTTACTAATTCTGATTTTACAAATACAGACAATGATAATAATTTTGGCTCAGGGAGATTAGTACGCTATTCATTTGAAGATGGCAGTCAAACAGCAGTCAATGGTTTTATGGATGCACAGCTTGCAAGCATGGGCACATCAGATAAATTTTTAGGCGTAGCTTATGTTTATATACAGATGGTTTTTGATGCTGAGAAATTTGGTGGCGGTCAACCTGCAATATCATTTAAAGTTAAAGGTAAAAATGTTTATGACCCTAGAACTGGTGCAAATGCAACCACAGATTTGCAAAGATCAAATCCTGCTCTTATTATCAGAGACTATTTAACAGACACACAATATGGAATAAAAGCCAAAGCATCAGAAATAAATGATACAACAAATGCAGGTGGCATAGCTTCTGCAGCAAATACTTGTGATCAACAGGTAACACTGGCTGACGGCTCAACACAAGAAAGAAGATACACAGCCAATGGGTTTACTAGCTTTAGTGCAAACGGTAATGGTGTTCTTGAGTCTGTTTTAAGTTCTATGGCAGGTAAAATGTCTTATGTAAATGGTGAATTTACAGTTTTTGCAGGCGCATCACAAACACCAAGCTTAACAATAACTGATAATGAATTATTAGCACCTATTGCTGTATCTACAAATTCAAGTTCAGGCGATCTTTTTAACTCTGTAAAACCTGTATATGTTGATGCAGCATTAAATTATGTGTCAACTGATGCAGAGGTTTATCAAGATTCTACATTTTTAAATGCAGATACGCCAAGTGGTGAAAGCACAGCTAATTATGTAAAACAAATGGAAGTTACCTTACCATTTACTGTAACAGACACTATGGCTCAAAGACTTGGGCGCATTGCTTTAAAAAGCCAAAGGCAAACAACAACACTTTCAGTAATGGTTAGCTTGCAATTTATGAGACTGCAACCCAATGATTGGGTTTATCTAACAAATGACAGACTAGGTTATAACCAAAAAGTTTTTGAAGTGTTGTCTACAAATATGGAGATGATTCAAGATGGTGAAGTGCCTATTATTGCAACTCGCTTAGAGCTTAAAGAAGTAGAAGCATCCGTATTTAACTTTGCAACTAATGATTACACCACAGGTCAAGCAGAAGGCTCTGATGTGTCAACAGGTGATTACAGTGTAACTGCACCAACAAACCTTTCTCTA